TACTGAATACGAAAATAGAAAGTTTTAAATCTGTTAATAATGTAGCGGTTGTAATTGCAACTCCTTTAGCATTCAAAACAGAAATTAAAGAGGGAGATTTAGTAGTAATTCACCATAATGTATTTAGAAGGTTTTACGACATGAAGGGAAGAAGTAAGAATAGCGCGTCGTATTTTAGAGATGACCAATATTTTTGCAACATAGATCAAATTTATTTATATAAAAATGATAGCAAATGGATAGCTTTCAATGATAGATGTTTTGTAAAACCTATAAAAAATAATGACAAATTTAAGCTAAATAAAGAAAGAGAACTTATTGGTATATTAAAATACGGAAATGACTCCTTAAACAAGCTTAAAATCAATCCTGGCGACCTAGTGGGCTATACTCCTAATGGCGAGTATGAATTTATCATAGAGGGTCAGCGATTATATTGTATGAAATCTAATGATATTGTAATTAAATATGGATACAAAGGAAACGAAGTTGAATATGACCCATATTGGGCAAAATGAAACAAAATTAAGTATTATAGCAGCCGGGCATAAAGCTGTACTAGAATTAATTAAAGTTGCAGAAGAGGCCATATTAAACAATGGAGATGAGGATTTAAGCGCAGACAAATTAAAAAATGCTGCTGCTACAAAAAAATTAGCAATATTCGATGCGTTTGAAATTCTTGCTAGAATAGAAGACGAAACAAAAATGATTGAAGAAGCTTCTAAAGAAACTACAGCAAAACCATTTAAAGGATTTGCAGAAGGGAGATCTAGATAATGTACGAACAAACTCTATATAAAATATTACCGGACTATATAAAACCTACTGTTATTAAAAAAAACAATAGATTAAATAAATGGAAATATGGATATGATAAAGATTATGATGTAGTCGTTATTAGTAAGACCGGTAAGATTGGGGAAATATACGAAATACAGAATCTTAGAATTGCACTGCCATTAGCTGAGAATGTTTATAAAAGATCAGAAGCAAAAGAAGAACAATATTGGGAACAAGTTAAATACCCAAAAGAGCTAGATAAAATAAAAAATGTTAATGATTGGAATAAGCATCCAGATAGTTTTAAAGAATACTGGTATGATTATATAGATCAAGAGTTTAAAAGAAGAGAAGAGGGTTTTACTTATTACAGCAATGGTAAACCTACATATATAACCGGCACACATTACATGTACCTACAATGGAGCAAGATAGATGTTGGAGCCGCTGACTTTAGAGAGTCAAATAGATTATTTTTTATATTTTGGGAAGCCTGCAAAGCAGACCCAAGATGTTACGGAATGTGCTATTTAAAAAATAGACGTTCTGGATTCTCGTTTATGTCCTCTGCTGAACTTGTAAATCAAGCGACAATATCAAGCGATTCCAGATTTGGTATATTATCTAAATCAGGAGCAGATGCTAAAAAAATGTTTACAGATAAAGTTGTACCTATATCAGTTAATTATCCCTTCTTTTTCAAACCTATCCAAGACGGTATGGATAGACCAAAAACAGAATTAGCATACAGAATACCAGCGTCAAAACTTACAAGAAGAAAATTAGATTCTAATGAAAAATTAGAGGATCTTGAAGGGTTAGATACTACAATTGACTGGAAAAATACAGGAGACAATAGTTATGATGGTGAAAAGCTAAAACTATTAGTGCATGATGAAAGTGGCAAGTGGGAAAGGCCCGATAATATATTAAACAACTGGCGTGTTACAAAAACAACATTAAGGCTAGGTAGTAAAGTTATAGGTAAGTGTATGATGGGATCAACATCAAACGCTTTAGACAAAGGTGGTGAAAACTTTAAAACATTATATAATAATTCAGATGTTACAAAAAGAAACCGCAATGGACAAACTAGCTCAGGATTATATAGTTTGTTCATACCTATGGAATGGTCGTACGAAGGATTCATTGATTCTTATGGAATACCTGTATTCGATACTCCGGAAAAACCAGTTAAAGGTATAGATGGAAATAATATAGAATATGGCGTTATTGAGCACTGGCAAAATGAAGTTGATGGTTTGAAACAAGACCAAGATGGTTTAAATGAATACTATCGTCAATTTCCAAGAACGGAACAGCATGCGTTTAGAGATGAAACAAAGCAATCTTTATTTAATCTTACAAAAATATATGAGCAAATAGATTATAATGATGATCTAAGAAATTCGCAAGTATTAACACAAGGTAGTTTCCAATGGGAGAATGGTATTCAAGATTCAAAAGTTATGTTCTACCCTAGTAAGGAAGGCAGATTTTTAATTTCGTGGGTTCCACCTAAACATCTTCAAAACAACGTAATAATAAAGGATGGGCTAAAGTATCCTGGTAATACACATTTAGGCGCATTTGGCTGTGATAGTTATGATATATCAGGAACAGTAGATGCTAGAGGCTCAAATGGAGCGTTACATGGGTTAACTAAATTTTCTATGGAAGAAATACCCGCAAACCATTTCTTTTTAGAATACATAGCTAGGCCTCAAACATCTGAGATATTTTTTGAAGAAGTTCTTATGGCTTGTGTATTTTATGGTATGCCAATATTAGCAGAAAATAACAAAGCTAGATTACTGTATTATTTTAAAAGAAGAGGTTATAGGCCATTTTCAATGAATCGACCCGATAAAGTTTGGAATAATTTATCTCCAACAGAAAAAGAAATTGGAGGTATACCTTCAGCTGGTCAAGATATTATACAAGCACATGCTTCAGCTATTGAAACCTATGTAGAAAATTATGTTGGGTATAAAGAAAATGGCTACGGAGATATGTATTTTCAAAAAACATTAAATGATTGGTCTAGATTTAATATAAATAATAGAACAAAACATGATGCAACCATAAGCTCAGGATTTGCAATAATGGCATGTAATAAACATTTGTATTCACCGTCTACCACTTATAAAAAAGAAAAAGTAGAATTAAATTTCAAAAAATATAATAACCAAGGTTATAGTTCACAAATAATATAATAGATGATTTATACTAACACAAACAGTTCTTTCCCTAGTCAGGTAGTATCAGACGAAGAAAAACAATCAGCAGAATATGGTTATGCTGTGGGTATGGCTATAGAAGGAGAATGGTTTAGAGGTAATAGGAATAGTCTTGGCAATGACAGGTGGAGTACCAACTGGCAAAATTTCCATAACTTAAGATTATACGCAAGAGGAGAACAAAGTATTCAAAAGTATAAAGATGAATTATCAATTAACGGTGATCTATCTTATTTAAACCTAGATTGGAAACCAATACCTGTTATACCAAAATTTGTGGATATAGTAGTTAATGGAATGTGTAATAAATTATTTAAGATAAAAACATTCGCTCAAGATCCTCAATCAGTTGCGCAAAAAACTGATTATACTGCAGCATTGCTTAGAGATATGAATGCTAAAGAACTATTAATTGATATACAACAAAAACTAGGGGCAAATTTATTTAGCACGCCGGATCCTGGTAAGTTACCGGAAACTAATGAAGAATTAGAAATACATTTACAATTAGATTACAAACAAGCGGTAGAAATAGCTGAAGAAGAAGTTATTAATTATGTATTAAACAAAAATAAATTCTCTAATACAGCAAAACGTATTAATTACGATTTAACTGTATTAGGCATCGCTTCTGCAAAGACTAATTGGAATGCCTCCAATGGCGTTACTGTAGATTATGTGGATCCGTCTAATTTGGTTTATTCATATACTGAAGATCCCAACTTTTCAGATATGTACTATGTAGGCGAGGTTAAATCAATTAGCTTAGAGGAATTAAAAAAGCAATTTCCAAATTTAACAGACGCAGAATTAAAAGAGATTGAAAAGTTCCCTGGTACAAATGATTATAGTCGTATTTATACAAACCAAAATTACGATACAAACACGGTGCAAGTTTTATACTTTGAATATAAAACATATTCAAACCAAGTATTCAAAATAAAACAAACAGAGCAAGGATTAGAAAAAGCATTAATAAAATCAGATGGATTTAATCCACCTGCAAATGATAATTTTAATGTAGTATCTAGAAGTATCGAAGTATTATATTCAGGCGCAAAAATACTTGGGCATAATAAAATGCTAAAGTGGGAACTCGCGGAGAATATGACTCGTCCGGCAGCTGACACCACAAAAGTGGAAATGAATTATGCGATTTGTGCACCAAGAATGTATAAAGGGAGAATCGAATCTATAGTTAGTAGAATTACGTCTTTTGCAGATATGATCCAAATAACGCACTTAAAGCTACAGCAGGTCTTAGCCAGGATGGTTCCGGATGGGGTGTTTGTTGATGTTGATGGATTATCCGAAGTTGATTTAGGGAATGGAACTAATTATAACCCCGCAGAGGCGCTAAATATGTACTTTCAAACTGGTAGTATTGTTGGTAGATCAATGAGTCAAGACGGCACGCCTAATCATGCTAAAGTACCTATTCAAGAATTGCAGACATCGTCAGGCAATGCTAAAATATCTTCATTAATAAGTACATATCAATATTATTTACAATTGATTAGAGACGTTACTGGTTTGAATGAAGCGCGTGATGGTTCTATGCCGGATTCAAATTCATTAGTAGGTTTGCAAAAAATGGCAGCCGCTAATTCAAATGTAGCAACTAGACACGTATTAGACGCTAGCTTATATATAACATTAAGAATATGTGAGAATATATCTAAAAGAATTGGTGATTCTTTAAAGTTCCCTTTAACCGCTAATGCTTTGATACAAAGTATCTCAGTATCTAATGTTAGAACTTTAGAAGAGTTGCAAGAACTAGATATACATGATTTTGGTATATTCTTAGAATTAGAACCGGACGAAGAAGAAAAAGCTCAGTTAGAACAAAATATACAAATATCATTGCAATCAGGTGGAATTGATCTTGAAGACGCTATTGATATAAGAGAAATTAACAATATAAAACTAGCTAATCAATCTCTAAAATACAAAAGAAAAAAGAAACTAGAAAGAGATCAAGCAAATCAACAAGCTAATATTCAAGCACAAGCGCAAGCGAACGCGCAAACAGCCGAGTCTGCGGCTTTATCAGAAGTACAAAAACAACAAGCTTTAGCTCAAACTGAAATACAAAAAATGCAAGCAAAAATGCAATTTGATATTCAGAAAATGGAGCAAGAAGCCCAAATTAAAAAATTGTTAATGGCTGAAGAATTTAGTTATCAAATGAAATTGGCTCAAATTAACGCCGATGCAATGCGAAGCAAAATTAATACAATAGAGGATCGCAAAGATAGTAGATTAAAAACAACAGCAACACAACAATCAGAATTAATAGACCAAAGACAGAATAAGACAATGCCTAAAGATTTTGAATCGGCAGGTTTTGATAACTTATCAGGTTTTGATTTAGCCCAATTCGAACCACAATAAATTTTACAATCAATCTTATAATATTATATCATGTCAGAACAAGTAAAAACAGAAGGAGAATTCAAATTAAAAAAGCCTACACCTAAGAAATTAAATAAGGTAGAGCAGATTACTAAAGTTACTATTAAAGATACAGACGATATTAAAGCGCCTGAGCCAGAAATAACAAAAGTAATTATTCCTAACGAAACAATTCAAACAGATGCCATTCAAGAGCAAACAACAAATGAAAGCGTGCTGGACAGCCAAGGATCCCAAGTGGGATTGCAAGAAGTGGGCCAAGGAAACGAAGAACCTAAAATCGTTACCAGTCAAGAAGAAGAAGTAATTGTATTAAATGAAATTACTGAAGAAGAGATCCAGCAAGAAACAGCTAGTTTAACAAAAGAAGTTAATGACGCCGTAATAGCAGCAGAGTATTCTGGTAAAGCATTACCTGAGAACATAGAAAAACTTATTTCTTTTATGGAAGAAACAGGTGGTGATATTAATGACTACGTTAGACTTAATGCTGATTATTCAAATATAAATAATGAAACCTTATTAAAGGAATACTATAAAAAAACACGTCCGCATTTGGATAGCGAAGAAATTGAATTCTTAATGGAAGACAATTTTGAGTATGACGAAGAGCTGGACGACGAGCGAGAGATTCGTAAAAAGAAACTCGCTTTCAAAGAAGAGGTTGTAAAAGCCAAAACTTTTTTAGAAGGTCTTAAAAGTAAATATTACGAGGAAATCAAGTTGAGACCTGGTATTACGCAAGACCAACAAAAAGCAAATGATTTTTTTAACCGCTACAATGAAGAGCAGCAATTAGTGGAATTGCAACATTCTAAATTCAAAGAGAATACTAAAAGTTTATTTAACCAAGATTTCAAAGGTTTTGATTTCAACATTGGTGACAAGAATTTTAGGTATGGTATAGGTAATAAGGATGTTGTCGCAGATAGGCAATCAAATATAACTAATCTTGTTAAGAAGTTCTTAAACGATAAAGGTGACGTTATAGATTTGAAAGGTTATCACAAAGCTATGT